CACTTCCACTTAACATTATTGAACCTCACCGAATGGATTTGACTCAGAAAATAAAATATCTGACGCTTCTTCTTTAAATGTATTATTATCGCCAAATGAATCTGGTTTGTCAATATCAGCTTCAATAATTGCACTCGCAATCGCTCCAGTACCATTTCCCCCTGTAATTGATACGGCAGGAGCAACTTGATATCCTGTACCACCATTAGTTACATCGATACGAATAACCCTACCTGCTGTATTCAATACTGCAGTCGCAGTTGCACCAAATCCAGTTCCAGAAGCGATTGTAACAGTTGGTGTTGAGGTATAACCAGAACCTTGAGAAGTTACATTAATAGATTTAACATATCCAAATGCACTTCTTGTGGTATTGGTGCTGAATGTCTTTAAAGATTCGAATGTATCAACAGCTGCAAGACCAGTATCAATACGCTCAGAAC